GTGAAGCGAATGTGTGGAGGGAAGAATGCAATGTTATTTGAAATTGGTAATCCTTTTTATAGAAATCATTTTTATACTACATACAATTTTGATAAAAGTTATGTAAAGCTATTTGCTAATTATGAAACAGGGCTTGCAGATGGAAGATTCAGCCAAGAGTTTATTGATGAAATGAAAGAACAAGCCTTTTTCGATGTTTATTATGAGTGTGCTTTCCCTAAAGAGGATATAGTTGATGATAAAGGTTATCGTCAATTAATTACAAGCGAGGAAATCAAATATGAAGATTTTGAAATAAAAGATTGGTCAAAAATTATAATGGGTTGCGACATTGGAGGAGGAGGAGATTATAATGTATTTGTGGCGAGAGACCCTGAGCTAAAGAAATCAAAAGTTGTTCATAAAAATAAGAGCAACGATACAATGACCAATGTTACAGAAATTGGAAGATTTATTGAAAAAGGAGTTGACCCTGATAATATAAATATTGATGATATCGGAATTGGTAGAGGGGTAACTGATAGATGTATTGAAAAGGATTGGAGTGTAAATGGTGTGAATGTAGGTGGTTCAAGTAGTGATTCTAGTAAATACCAAAATATTAAGGCAGAGCTTTATCATTTACAACAAAAATCAATTAAGGCTGGAAATACTTTTGAAGAATATGAAATTGGATATATGAGTGTTTGGAATGAATTGACTTGGACTAGATATAAGGTTAATTCAGATAAGCAAATGAAAATAGAGCCTAAGATTGATTTGAAGAAACGAACAGGAAAGAGTCCTGACTTCGCAGAGGCTGACATGCTCACTTATTATCAAGCTGGTTTTATAGGGTTTGGATAAGGCTACTTGCTTTTTAAATTAAAATATGCTATAATGGAACAACTGATAAAGGAGGTTGAGAAAATTGCCGACTCTCTAAAATACGGCAATATCAAAATAGACTTAACAATAAGTAGAGGAAGAATTACTAAAGTGATTATCAAGGAGCGACAAAGAATCATATTGTTAGACAAATAAACTACAAGCGGACAATGTAGAATTACAATAGAATAAATAAACTTAATCGGCACACCGAAAGAAGAATAGTAACTTTTTTTTGGTGTTTTTTTATGAAAAAATGTATAAATTGCAAACAAGTAATAATTATAAAGGATGATGTTTAAAAATTTTACAAGCAGAGTCAAAGATTTAGTAGGAGGTAATTTGTTTTCAAATATCTCCGTTTTGCCATTTTCAAAGTATAGAAAGAATTATTCATCAGGAGATTTTTTAAACGCTTATAAAATTTCTTTATATGCAAATAAGGCAATAAACAAGAGAGCAGAGAAAGTCGGACAGATTAATTTCAAATTAATGAAAGGGGATAAAGAGGTTGAGGATAATGACTTAACTAAACTTTTGTCAAAGCCTAACCCTAATTTTACAGGGAATGAATTTTGGGAACTTTACCAAAAATATATGGATATTTTCGGTTCAGTTTATATGCTAAAGGATTCAGGGCTAATTATGGGAGGGAGAACAAGGGTTAACAGCTTAACACTGCTTAGGAGCGATAAGGTGAAGCCTGAATTTGATGAAAAGACTGGGGAGCTTTTAAGGATAGAACATAAAACAACGACAGCCACAACGATTTATCAAGGAAGTGAGGTTATATATTCACATCGTCCAGACCCTGCTGACATGTTACTAGGTGAATCTCTACTGTGTTCTGGAATACGACAAATAGAAACTGCCACACAGATTGATGAATACCAATCAAAGATTTTAGAAAATGGTGGGAGAGTCGAGGGAGTGTTCAATTTTAAAACTGATAAATTGACGAGGGAACAACTTACTCAATTAAAAGAAAAATACCAAGAGGAGTATGGCAATGCAAGTAAAGCTGGACTGCCTATGTTTTTATCAGGTGACGCAAGTTATGAAAAACTAGGATTGAATCCACAGGAGCTTGCTTATTTAGAAACTAAAGGAGTTTTGTTAACTGATATTGTAATTTTGACAGGAGTGCCTAAAACAATTTTGGGTGCTACTTCTGATGAAACTTTTTCAAATGCAGACGCTTCAATTAGAATTTTCCTAAGTGAAACTATAAAGCCATTACTTGAATCTCTTACAGAAAACCTAAACGAAAACTTAATCCCTGATGATTTAACTTTAACATTTATTGACCCGACACCAGAAGACAAAGAGGAAGTAAGAAAAGATTTGGAATCAGGAATCAAGAATTATTATATGACACCTAATGAAGCTAGGGAGGCCATAGGGCTTGACCCATTGCCTAATGGAGATGATTTGTTAGCTCCAATGAATGTTATGCCTTTAAGCGACGGAGAAGTCTTAGAGCCGACCGTAGAGCCTATCAAGGAAGAGGTAAAATCTGAATATAGACACCCATTGAAAAGTGTTGATAACAGAAGAATTTATCATGGGTTGCAACAAAAACGACTTAATCGAAGACAGGATATGTTGCTTGATATTATGAAAAGTTATTTTAGTGGTCAGAAGAACAGACTGATTGAAAAAATCACAGCACAAAAGAAATTTAAAAGAAAAGATTTATTGGGAGATATTTTTAACCAAACGCTTGAAATAAAGTTAGCAAAGGAAAGTGTATTGCCTTTATTAAATAAATTATTGGTTGATTCTGCAATAGATGCAAAAGAAATAGCTGGGAGTGCTTGGGATTTTAATGAAACTGCTGATATTCAAAGTTGGCTTGATAAAAAAACAAGTGTGTTCGCCGAAAGAATAAATGAAACTACCTTTAAGAAATTAAAGAATGAATTTAGAACTAGCTTTGATGAGGGAGAGAGTCGAAAGGAATTAATTGGAAGAATAGAATCAACTTATGGAGATATAAGCAAGGGGAGGGCAGAGGTTATTGCAAGGACAGAGGTTCATGGGGTAACTCAATATGGAACTATCCAAGGTTATCAACAAGCTGGTATGCAAATTAAAATTTGGGTTTGGGCTCCTGGAACTAGAGGAGGAGTTAGAGAGAGCCACCAAGCTATGGATGGAGAAGAAAAACCAATGGGAACAGCATTTAGCAATGGGTTAATGTTTCCAGGGGCTGATGGTCCAGCAGGAGAAGTTATAAATTGTGAATGTTTCATTTAATTAAAAATACATTATGAAAAAGAAATTTTATCAAGTTACCGATAAGTCTTTAGGAGAATTGAAAGTTGAAACTCATGAAGATTTATGGAAAAAAGTTAAAGGGGAATATAAAGGATTAAGTTCTTGTGTTGAAACTGTTTTTACTAAAGCAGAGGGCGACAACAAATTCGATGTGATTATGTCAACGGATTCTGTCGATAGGCATGGGGAAGTTGTAGAGCAGAATTGGGATTTAAAACCCTTTAAGAAAAATTCTGTGTTCCTTGATTCTCATAACTATAACTCAATCGAACACATCTTGGGGAAAGTAAACAAAAGTAAAGTAAAAGACAATAAGCTCCAAGGAGAAATTGAATTTATGCTTGATAATCCTAAAGGGTTGTTGGCTTATAATATGGCAAAGGGAGGGTTTTTAAATGCAACATCAGTCGGTTTTATTCCTCTAGAGTTTAGTGACGAAGGACAAATCATGAAATCAGAATTGTTAGAATTATCTGCCGTTTCTGTTCCAGCTAATCCCGAGGCATTACTTGCAAAAAAGAAGAAAGTAAAAAAGGTTGAAAAGAAAGTTGAGGACAAGATTGTTTATTCAACTGAAAAAAAAAGTTTATCAACAATGGACATTTTAAATAGAATTGCGAAGAAGAAGGAAGAACGTAAAAAAGAATTACTAAACGAATCACTTGCCGTCATTCGGCAACTGCAAAGCCAAAAGGTCGACTCAGTGGCAAAAAGGCGGAAAATGGTGAATCGAGTAGTTAAACAATTATTAAAAGTAAAGTAAAAAAATGGATTTTATTAAAAAATTAAAAGCTCTTTTGGAAAAAGGGTTTGCTACCTCTGACGAGAAGCAAGCTATCAAAAAAGAACTTGAAGACCAAAGCGATGAGGTAAAAGAAATTGCTAAGGAAGAAGCAGAAGAAGTTGCAAGTCTTCCAGAGGAAGACCCAGCAGAAGACAAAGTTGAGGAAGAAGTTGAAAAGGCTATTAAAAGCGTTTTCGCAAGTGAGAAGAAAGAAATTTCTAAAACAATCAAAAAGGAGATTGTTGATGAAGTTCAAAAAATTCTTGACGCTCACAAATCAAAGCAAGAGAGAGAAGTTGGTGTTTATTCAAAGGAAGCTCAAAAAGATGCTAAGCGAAAAGTAGCGAATGAGTTTTTGAAAGAAGGCATTAAATCTCTTATCAATGGTTCTGAAACAGAAGGGTTCGCAAAGGTTAAAGCTGAAATGACCACCGACTCAACTGGAACCCCTTATGCTGGATATATCACAGACAGTTATTTGTCTGCTGAAATCCGACATCTTGTAACAGAGTACGGAGTAGCCGCTAGAGAATTTACGACTGTTTCCTTCATGGAATCTAGTTATAAAGCAAATAATCTTGCGACTGATGTTACTGTTTACTGGGTTGATGAAGCTGGTTCAATTAAATCTTCAACGGCTGTTCTTGGACAGGAAACCTTGGAGCTTAAAAAATTAGCTGCAATCATTACCTTGACTCGAGAATTACTACAAGAACAAGAAATTGATTTTATTTCTTTCTTAGGGTCTCGTGTTGCCGAGGGATTTGCACAATCAGAAGATGAGGCTTTCTTCATCGGAGACGGAACTTCAACTTATGGTTCTTTCACAGGACTGCTTGAGAATGCAAGTGTAAATGAAGTAACTATGGATTCAGGAGACGGAGCTTTCGCTGATTTAACAGTTGGTTATCTTAGAGAAATGCAAGATGAAACTCCTCAAGGAGCTTTGTCAAACGCTAAATATTACATGCACCGTTCAATTGGAACTATCCTAAGAGGACTTCGAGAAGACGCTGTTTCTGCTGGTGATGGTGCTGG